CCCTTCTTGGATCCTTTCTTGGATGAGCGGCGTCTGCGTCCACCAACTGCTACTTCACCTCCCTTTTTAGATCCCTTCTTGGATCCTTTCTTGGATGAGCGACGTCTCTTTCCTCCTGGCATGTTTGCTGGGACATTTCCAGGGAGATTTGCTGGAACATTACCTCCTTTTCTGGATCCTTTCTTAGATGCTCTGCGACGTTTACCTCCGAAAATTTGAGAAATTCTTTCTTCGATTGCTTCTGTGTTTTGCATATTATATATTAATAAAACATAAAAATTGATTTTCTAATTAATTTAATTATAAAACTATATTAATATTTTAAAATAATAAAATGGGCGTACCTGGATTTTTTGCATGGATACACAGGAACTATAAGAAAACAAGTTTGATAACAAACATAAACAATAACAAACTAAATAATAATGTAACTAACTTATTTATTGACACAAATTGTCTAATTCATCCACAATGTTTTAGTATTTTAAACCAATTTAAGAACTTAAAAAATATTGATCGTTTAGAAGCAAAAATGATAAATCAAGTTATTTTGTATTTAAATGAAATCATTGAGTTAGTAAATCCAATGGAATTAATCTACATTGCAATTGATGGTGTAGCACCAATGGCAAAAATCAAGCATCAACGTATCCGTCGTTTTAAATCTGTTAGAGATAGTGAAATGAAGAATGATATTCGTAGAAAACATAACGTTGAAGAAGAAAATTTATGGTCGAATGCATGTATTACACCTGGAACAGTTTTTATGGAAAAACTAAACAAGTCAATTATAAATTATATTTTACATACTAAGAATACTGTTAATAAAAAAAGAAATGTTTTATTTTCTTCTTCAAATACTCCAGGAGAAGGTGAACATAAAGTATTACAATATATTAGAAACAACGACGTTAAGGGTAATAGTGTCATATACGGATTAGATGCTGATTTATTGTTCTTATCATTAGCAACTCATAATGAAAACATTCATTTAATTCGTGAATCTCAAGAATTAGGTCATGAAGCAGATACTACATTTGGAGGTAAATTTAATTATGTTTCAATAGATATTTTACGAGATTGTATTATTCAAGAAATGATATATCGAATTGCTGATGAAGGAGATGAAAGTATGGAACAGATTATTAAGTTAAACTCAAAGAGATTTATAAATGATTTTATATTTGTTTGTTTTCTATTAGGAAATGATTTTGTACCAAATATTGTATCATTAAGTTTAAGAACACAAAATAAGAAAATTGATAATGGATTAGATATTCTATTTGAAAAATATGGTGATGTTTTTAGAAAGATTAATAAAAAGAAAGGTCTTACATTTATCGTAAGAGATAATTGTACGATTGAATTTGATTTCTTTAAAGAATTATGTGCAGAGTTAAGTCTCCATGAAAGAGATATGTTAACTCAAACCGCTAAGTTCAAAAGATTTTATCCGAATATTCCACCTGATCTTTCAAATTGTGATATTGAACTTTTTAAGTTAGATAATCTAAGTTTTAAAATTAATGATCCTGTTAAATTAGGTGTAGACGATAAAGATAAAGAAAGATATTACAAACACTATTATGATATTGAGTCATTAGAAGAAAAAAAAAAAGGAAAAGAAAGAATTGAGGAAATGTGTAGAGAATATTTATATGGATTATATTGGATTAATAACTATTATTTCAAAGATTGCCTTGATTGGAATTGGTGTTTTCCGCATCACTATGGTCTATTTATGTCAGATATTTCAGAATATTTGTCTGAAATATCTGATGATGAATTTAATAAAATATTTATAAAGCCTCTTAATAATAATTATAATTCTATTAAACCATTTGAACAATTAATGTTGGTATTACCAAGACAACTAGCATATTTACTACCACCAGTATTAAAATATAAAATGAATAATGATGCAATAATAAAGAAACATGCTCCATATGTATTTGATCAAGATATGTTATACAAGACAAAATTATGGCAAGCAATACCAAAAATTGATATGGTACCATTGGATCATATTTTAAGTATTTTAGATACAGTTAAATTAGATGCTGCAGATGAAAAACGTAATAAGACAATGAAAATATATCGTAATGATATGTGAAAAAATTAATTTATACCATATTTAAATTTAGGAAAATTATCTTTAAATATTTTTATAGCTAATTCAATTAAAGATTTTTCAATTGATTTCTTGTAATTCTCTAGTTTATTTAATTTATCTATTCTATCATAATAATCACGAGCAATTACACCAAGTGTCCAATTAATCTTTTGAATCCCATGTGGTGTAAATGCAACAAATGCAATTGAATTATCAGATAAATTATCATATGAAAACTCAGATAGTAATTGATCATCATATAATAATACAACTATACAGAAATTATTTGGAATAGGAGGGGAATAATATTGATTTATCATTTTTGTGTATATCATTAATACTATTTATAGAAATATTTTTATATAAAAAAAATTGAAATTTATTTATTTATTTAATTATGTATAAATGAATTAAATAATTACATCGTAAGAGATGTCTAGTTCAAGCAGTAGCTCGAGTAGCTCTAGTGAAATGAGTGGATTTGCGTTATTTGCACCATTCGAAACTAAAAAGAAATATAACGATGCTTCAATTGAATATAAGGCATCTTTTTTTGAATATGTAATTCAACATAGTAAAGTGTACACTTCTCCTTTTCTTATGTTTAAAGAAATTTATCCTAAATGGTTCACAAATAACTTATACGGAATATCAATTAACATTATTAAAAAGGATTTTATTAAGTGGTCTAAGAAAAATCCAACTAAGATTTCTAAAGATCTTAAGAAGAATATTGATAATTGGAATAAGAAGAAGGAGGAAGACGACGAGGATGACGAAGAGGAAGACGACGAGGAAGACGAAGAGGAAGACGAAGAGGAAGAGGAGGACGAAGAGGAGGAGGAAGACGAAGAGGAAGACGAAGAGGACGAAGAACCAAAGTCTAAACGTCAAAAGAAGGATACAATTCATGACCTTGTAATACAGAAGCATTCATTGATTGTTAAACAGCTTGAATATATTCTTAATCTAGAAAAGGAATTTCATAATAATTTGATGTCTATACTTGACAATCACGCCAAAGATAAGAGATATAGCAAGTAGAAATTTTATTTATAAAGTAATTATACATAAAAAAAATATAAACTAATATATGGAAAAAAAGAAGACCGAAAAGTTCAAACATTTGACTTCTCAATATAAAAAATATTTACATGATGTTGATAAAATATTAAAAAAATTAAAAGATGATGAAGAAAAGTTTTCTGAATTAAATAAATTATATACCAAGATTAATGATATTAATACCAAATCACTTATTCTTGAAAAAGATATAGATGATTTATTCCATAATTATACTGGAAATAATGAAACAGTTCAAAAAATGAAAAAATTATTAAAAAAAAGAAATAAAATAATTGTTTTTAATTTATTAAATTCAAATCAATATAAAGAATATGTTAAAAAATTACAAACTCAATACAAAGTAAGTTTATCTAGAGTTGAAAGAGCTATTCAAATGATGATAAAAAAATATTCCATGACATGGAAATGCTGTTGGTCATTTGTAGATATTGCGGATGATGGTAAAATTAAAAAAATAGAATTATTTGATATAAATGATATAGAATACTTTAAAAAGAAAATTAGAGTTGTGTAAATTTTAAATAATATGTTAATTATTTAAAATTATTAAAATAATTTAGATATATAGTGAATGTCCGACAATACGAATCAGATAATAAAAAGTGTAAATAATGATCATATTTCAAGTCGTATATCCTTTATTAGAAATCTTTTAAAGGGTAAACAATTAGAACCAATTGTCATGATAGATTTTGATCATTGTAATACTGAATATATCGAACAGTCAAGAGATGAATATGATATTCGAAAAGTTATTTATAAAAAAGTTTTAGATTTTAATAAAATTATTAATGAAATTGGTGGTAAATTAGAATATATTAAATCGGGAACTACTGGTCATACTTTTAAAGGAACATCTTTTTTAGACCCGAATGATCCAAACAGAATGTTACATTATGCTGTAAAAATTGTCGCATATCCTAGAAGAGAAAATTATGGAGATATGAATGATATGGAACGTCCTGAAAATGCTGAATTAATGATGCTTAGAACTTTAAGTTATTTTGTATGTAATCAACAAACACCACATATCGTATTACCAATTGCTACATTTAATACAGAAATCAAACCATTTATTAATTTAATAAAGGATAATGCGAAGGGAAATAAAAAATTTGAAGAATTCATGAAAAAATATAAACATGGAGACTATTATGATAAAATTTCTGTATTAATTTCTGAATGGGCAAATGGTGGTGATTTATTAGATTATATTAGAGCAAATTATAAAACAATATCATTAAAGGAATGGCGTGTAATGTTTTTTCAAATATTAAGTAGTTTAGCGGTTATACATAAAAAGTATCCGTCATTTAGACATAATGATATGAAAGCAAATAACATATTATTACATATATCAGATAATAAATCAAATGAAACAAAATATAGATATAAAGTGAATGGTATGGAATATATGGTTCCAAATATAGGTATTCAAATAAAACTCTGGGATTTTGATTTTGCATGTATTCCAGGAATAGTTGATAATGCAAAAGTTGATGCGGATTGGACAACAAAAATAAATATTAAATCACAAATGAATCGTTATTATGATGTTCATTATTTTTTCAATACATTAACTAAAAAAGGATTCTTTGATCATTTCTGGACAGCACCAGAGATCCCACAAAAAGTAAAAGATTTTGTTAGAAGAGTTGTTCCTGAGAAATATGCCGAGGGTGAATTTGTCAGTGAAAGAGGTAGAATATTAATGGATAAAGAATATACTACACCAGATGAAATAATTAAAATTGATCCATTTTTTGAAAAAATGAGAATAGTTAAATAAAAGAATTAATCGTTTATTGGTATCTTGGAATATAATAGGCAAAAGCAGCACCTAATAAGACAACTACATATAATAGAGGTATTGACATACTTTTATCTTTAGATAAAACTAAAATTTTTAATTCCATATTATCATTAAATAATATTTTAGGTTTTTGAATTAAAATTATCGCTATTATTATTGCATATATTATTAGAGTTGATTTCATTTTATCATTTATTACAAAGGCCATGAACTATATTTTTATAGTATATAAAAAATTTAGAAATTTAAATACTTTTATTTGAAATATAAATTGGATGGTAAATATTCATCTACTAATCTATCATCTACAAATAATGTTCTAAAGAAAACTGTACCTACTTTACCATATAATAGGTTTGCTTTATTAATAACTGCTTCTGATTTAACTGAAAAATTATATACTGAATTCTTATCAGAATGACTTTCTTTACGAAGTTTTACACTAAAATTCATTCCTAAATAAACTTTGTATTGTTCATCAATTTCTTCACCAATTATTTCATTAAATTCGATGAATTTAACATCATATAAATTTGCACTTAATTGATTCATTTTATCTGTTAAATATTTAGCAACAAACATAAATGGTTTTGGATCACCTTCAATTGCTATAGGATTTCTATTTTGAATATTATAAGTTGTTTCTTTATCTTTATTAACTAATAATCTTATTTTATCCAATGAATCATTAATACCTTTTAAATATTTTATTTTTTTAGTATCCATATCATATCCGAAATCAAGACTATTATAATGTTTAGGTCTTTCTAAACTTAAATCATTTAAATCATATCCATTTAATTTATTTTGAGTATGATTTGTTATAATAGATACACCTCCATGTCCAGCGTCATAATTTTCAACTGTTTTCTTTTCTCTATAGTAAAATAAATAATATGTTATCACAACAATGATAAATAATTGTAAATACAAATTCATTATAATATATATTATTATAATAAATTTAATTATATTTAATTCATTGATCTCCTCTAACTTCCATTTTAGTAAATTCATCATCCGTATCAGGATCATCTAATTCTTCATCTTTTTCATCTTGATCTAAATCAAGTGCTTCCTCTCTTTCTTTATCCTCCTCATTTAATTCTTTTTCTTTCTTAATATCTTCTTCTGTTTGATTAAATTGTAAAGTACCTGATTGATCATATGAAATTATTTCAGCATCTGAATCAATCATATACTTAAATTTTCTGAATTCAACATGATCTAATTGTTTATTAAAAAATTTATAACAATAATCAATTATATTTGCAAATAAAAAGACTAAATTAGATTTTGTATAACTATCATCATTTAAATCAATTAGGTACGATATTTCAGATAATGTGTAAAATATAATTAAATGATCATTATCTCCTAATGATATTAAATAACTTGCATCAATATATTTATCTTTTGTTATATAAGTTTTTTTAATATCATGTTGTGTAGATTCATTTAATAATTTCCAATTAACCAATATCTTTTTATTATTCTCTTTTGTAGTATTAATATATTTAAACTTAGATTGAAAATTTAATACAATTTCCGCATCTCCACTTATTTCTAATTTAGATTTATCAATCTTTTCTTTTATAAAATACTTTTGTTTAATTTTTTCAAAATCAGTTAATCCTTTTTCAATTAATTGAACCTTGAATTTATTCTTAATTTGATATAATATCTTTTGTGAAAATTCCATAAATCTCTTAAGAGCATTTATTCTATTTCTCATTATTTCATCAACAATATCTTTCATTGAATTCTTTTCCTTAGAATATATATCATCTTTTTGATAATCTTTAACACGAATATATTTTCCATCAAAACCCAAATATTTTAATTTATTTTCAATAGAATAATTAACTTTTACAAATTTACCTGTTCCACGTACTTCTACATAATTTTTATTTTTTTCTTTGTAACCTAATAAGTTATTTTCAATTACGTTGTAAAAAATATCAATATTATCACGTTCTAAAATAATAACATCTTGCTTGAAAAATTCATGTGCTGGTTTAAATTTTCCATCTTTAATTACTTTTGTTTCAGCAGATTGTCCAAGATGGTTATGATCTATTATGTATGTATTTTCTTTTAAATATATATTTGCATTATTTATATTAATATTTGGACCAATTATATTTTCACATTTATTAATAAATGCTGTTATGAGGGTATCATATGTATTATCGTAATATTTCTTGTAGTTTAATTTCATTTTATCAACAAATTTAAGTTCTTTTGTAATTTTTCTATTATTCTTTTCTTTTCTCATTTGTTCTAATTTAATAAATTTATATAATGATTCATTTCTTCTTTTTCTTAATAATTCTACTAATTTCTCATATTCTTTATCAGTAAATTTATTTAACTCTTCATCTTTTAATACCAGAGTTCTCTTAGAACCATCTTCATTAAATTTTGTTAATATATGTTTTTTTTGTAAATGTTCATACATCTTTTTAAATTCTTTTAATTCATCAGGAGTCATAATTGGTAGTGTATGATATTGTTGATATGATGGTAAATATGTTAATAACATATAATTTGGATGTTTTACGATGACAGATTGAATAATTCCATCTAATTCATTAGTTGCATGTTGAGTTCCTGATCGTATTCTAATCTTATTATTTGTTATATCAATTCTATCAGACATCATTAATTCTATTTTATCTAAAATTTCCTTTGAATCTTTATCATTTAATTGAGTATTTAATTTTATAAAGAAACGTGTTGAAATAGTATCAAATAGATAATTATTTTTATTGTTTGTATATGTTTCAGTAATTGTATTTAATAAATGGATAACTGTGTTTATTATAATATCTAATCCAATTCTTGGAAATCCTTTATCCTCTTTTGTTTGGATATCAAAATACCATATATTAAATTTAATCATCATACCAGCAATATAATAAATTAAATAACATAACATCTTGTATTTTTTAATATAATCAAGATCATTAGAATCATTAATACGTATTTTTAAGTTATTAAATAACGAAAATCCATATTTATTAAACAATACGTAGTTGTAGTTTTTATCAAAATTTAAGAAAAATATTTGGTTATTTGTGATGTCTAATATCATCAGTAGAATAATGTAGGATAATATGTTATTGTATTTGTATTTTTTGAATTTATCTGTTTCTTGACTTGTATAAACAAAAATTTCATTATCTAATTTGAATAAAAAGTAATTTGTAAATTGTTTATTAATACCATACAATGACTCCGCCTTTTGTAATCGTTCCTTTCTAACTAAAGGATCATTTGTTTTTAATAGTTCACTTGTTGTTTCAATTAAATCAATTGTAACTTTTGTTACTTCTTGTCTCTTAATTCTTACAACAGGTATATTTCCTACATATGTATTCATGTTCATTACATATGCAACTCTTTCAATAATTTTATCTATTTGTTTAATTGATTTATTAAATTTTTCATATTTAGATAATTCTTCTAACGGTTGCATGAAAGATAAATTTAACGTTATTGCACTACCTTGAAATGTATCTGTAACGAATTTTTTAATGTCCAAAAGCTGAGAACAACTTTTACATAAAAATTCACCTTCAACATTAACTTTTCTATATTTTTTAATAAATTCATATAATGCTTGACTAAATGCGGTTGGATCTTTATTTCTATACATCATAATTTTATTAAATGTTATTGTATGTTGACATGTAGCATTTTGTAATAGTTCATCTTCTAATGATGTTTTTTCTTCTTCATTTACTTCAACTAATATTTCTTTTTCTTTAGATTTTACAATTGTTGGTATTTTAATTAATGGAGAATTAACTCCTGGAATAAAATCTTCATTTTTATCATATTCTTCTTTAACTTGTGGTAATTTAATGTAGTATAATAATTTTTGAATTTTCGCATAATATTCCTCACGAACATTTAAATATAAAAATTTTTCTTGGATTGATTGAATGATTTTCTTTAAATAAAATAAATTTTCATTACTTTCATTTATTATATTTGTCAAGAGCTCATATGTCATGATAGAAACTTTATTATATATATTATCCAACAGAGTCTTTAGATATGATTCGTAATTAGTTTGATTTACATTACTGTACTTATCTGAAATTAATTTATCTTTTTCCATATCAAAAATCCAATATATTAATTCATCTTTATTTAATGTATCAAGAATACTATCTCTTAATAAATCAACTGTTCCTTCAAATCCATTTTGATAATATTCACGAATATTTGTTAAATTTTTCAAACTTAAACATCTAATTTTTTCATCATTATTAAATAATGATACTGGTAATGCAACACCTACAACATTTACCATCATTCCTTTACATAATGATCTAAATTCAAGGGGACGATTTAAAGATCCAACAATATTTTTATTATCTAAAAATTCAATATTAGAATATCTTAATGCATCAACATATTGTGATGCTTTTAATTGAAATCCAATATTTTTGAAGTTTTTAAAATTTTCATATGGATAAACTCTATATTCTCTTAAATCGCTAAATAACTCATTATTTTCAATATTTATTTTTCCAATATTAATGAATTTATTTATAATTGATATTTCTTCAGTATCATTATATAAAACAACTTTACGATTCATCATTGGTTGGTAAAATATTTTTTCTATATCCTTAGAATCCTTAGATGTTTTTTGTGAATAATAATCAGTTAAATTATTTATTTTTGTTATAATATATTTTAATTTTGTTTCATCTTTTTTAGATGAAGATTTAAAATCTTTTGTATCTTCAACTTCTGTTTTTTCATATTTTTCACTATCTTTATGATATCTTAGAAATTCATCTGTAATTGGTATAAGTATTTGTTTGTTTAATAATTCATTAATTTTTTTATCAGATCCAATATAATATAAATCAAGATTATCGTAATCTAATAATAAATTATATAATCCCTTCGTAACACCTCCTNTATCATCTTTAATATTTACTAAACTCTCAATTGTAGAATAATCAATAAATTCAAATTTTGAATCTACAATTGTAATATATTTGAATTCAGACTTTTTAATACTATCCTTTTCAAATATCTTTAATATATCATTTTTATCATTTTTTAAATAAATTTGTTTAAATATAATTAACAATAGAGCATTATGACTTCTATCTTTATTTCCTTTATTAAAATTTTGTGTTAATGATTCTCCATCAATACTATTTTTAAATTCTACAACTGCTTTTAATTCATCACTTGTATCTGATGTAATACTTTTATCAATAACTAATAATAAATTATTATAAAATTTAAATGAATCAATTATATTTGCATTAATTTCAGATGTTAATTCTTTAACAGTTGTTGCCATTTTAATTATATTTTTAACAAAAATTTCTTCAGTATTTTCTATATTTGGTAATTTATCTAATTCAGTTCCAAAATATAATAAACAATATATTATAATATATTTATCAATTATAATTGATATTTTTTGAATTTGATCTTTATCTTTTAATACATCTTTCAAATCATTTTTTGACTTATTATTTTTTATATATTTATGAATTATTTTTTCATATTCTGGTTCTTTACCAAATGAAT